TTGCTGAAGCTCGAGCTATGAAAGACGGTTTGTATCAGATGAACTACAAGGGTAAAACCCCATTCGAGATGTTTGATGTTATAACAGATAACTTGAACAAAGCTTTACGTGGAGATGACGACGCAGTTGGTAAAATTATGCTCCAACGTGATAAGTTAATAAAAGAGCTTAGTGATATACCAGCGGGTGGAGTATTTGACCTTACTGACGAACAATCTCTTACACACTTTAATCTGATACGCAGCACTTTGACAGAAGTAGTATATGCCAAGTGGGGTAGCAAGTTGGCTAAACAACTTGGGGAACGTGCCGATTTAGATTTAAAAGCAATTCAAGGTGGTGGTTACGATTTTTCTAAAATTGAAAACGTATCTGAACTCCAAGACCTTATGACTGTGACGGTCAAGAGTGCTGATGAAACAGGAAAAGTAGCATTTAGAAAAATCAAACTGATAGACTTTGATATAATGATAGAGCAAGAAAGAGGCATTGAAAAGTTAATACAGAACAGTAACGAATTAGCTTCAGGTATGCAGAAGTATCAAAAGAGAATATCAGATGGTATTGAAACTCTAGCTAGAAAACTTGATTCTGACTCACAAATACGAACAGCCGCACAAGACATGGTGAACGATGCGTTAGGTGTTAAGAATGTAGACAGGTTCTTTGAAGATGTTGTCTTATCAGGAAACAGACAAGATATAGAAGAATTGAGACAGACTGTTGTAGCTAAGTTAGGAAACAAATTCACAGTCGGTGGTCAAACTTTTGATACGGAAGAAGTCTTTGACACAGGCATGAGAAATCAAATCGTAAACGGACTGTTGAATCACGGGGGATTACAGTACGTAGAAGGTAGAAAATTCATAGCTGCTAATGGTAAAGAGTATACAAAGAAAGTGCTTAGAAACCCGGAAAATATATCGGGTGCTTTAGATTCAGATAGAGTTAGAGATGTGATGTCTTTATACTTAGATGATGAACACATAGACTTTCTTGTAAATATAACTGACTACTTGTCTGATCAAAAAGCAATTGAAGCTGTAGGAGCTTTGGACACCACCGTAAAGATTGACAACATAGTTAACGCTATGGGTACGAATCAGCTTATAGCTCGTTCATTCAACCTTGCTCGTGGTATGGTTAGCCCACAGTATGTCGCTGCTGAATTTGGTGTTTCTTTAGCACAACAAGCAGGATTGGACTTGATGAAACTAGCAGCAGGAAACAAAGAAGCTGCAGACCTAATGCTACAAATGATAAAGTTTCCTAAGAAAATGACGAAAGCAGACTTAGATACCTTTGACAATCTAGTTCAAGATTTCCTAATATCAGAACTGGGAGCGTTGGGAGAAGCGGGTAGAGTAGCCCTAGAAGAAATGCAACTTGATATGAGTGAGGACAGAGACTAATGAAAACTTACAACAACGGCCCTCGTAAGGGAATGATGTATGGCGGTATGCCAAAACGTAAGCCCATGATGTATGGTGGCATGGCAAAGAAAAAACCCCGCAAGAAAGCTTACGGGGGCGGTACGATGTCAGCGAGTCAGCCACAACAGAACATGATGCAAAACAACACCATGACAGGGCGTGACATGAATCAGATGCAGACTCAGATGATGCAGACTCCAAAGTTGCGAATGGCAGCAGGTGGTAAGGCTATGCTTGGTGACCTTGATAAAGACGGAAAGATGTCTGGCTATGAAAAGAAACGCCAAGCAGCAATACAAAGTAACATGAAGAAGAGCAAGAAAGCCTAGATATAGTTTCTGGACTTCTCCATCATTTCATCTGCCATAGATCGAAGATACCGTAACAAGGATGCAGTTGCATGCGATCCATCCCACTGGGGCAGTCCCTCTACCATTGCAGATTCAAACTGTTCTGGCTTCACTCCTTCCCAAGTTAACTCTATGGTACCGTTCTGTTTTAGATTAGCCTGAAATGTAAACAGGTTAGCCTCTGTGCTTTTATTAGCCATTTACTTGTTCTAATTCCTGTATTGCTATATTGTAACAATCAGCCTTGAAAACAAAGCCGTTGCTTGGGTCTACGTCACCCACTCTGTAACGAGTTGCTTTCTCGTAGAAGGTTTGTTTTGGTATCTCACCAAGAATCCACGCCTTGCTATGATCCGTAAGGATACGCACAAAGACGTAGCTATCACAGTCCTGTTTGGTTCCGTGTGCTGATACAGAACAATCATAGTTAGGTGACGGGGTGGTGTTACAACGTTTGGTCTTTACATCCACCCGTTTGTTTCCGACGATCAAGTCAAAGTCTTTGTTGTTGGCATCACTACCCCCAACATAGTCCTTTACAATCACCTCGCCTATAGCCCCTACCACATTACTTAGACTACCAGTTATGCTGCCCTGTAGATTACCTACAGAGGCAGCTTTCTTTTTGGCACGACTAATAATATCAGGCGTTATTTTTATCTGTATCATCGTCAGACTCTTTTACAGAGTTTTTAAATAAGTTTACATGAACGATCTTGGAAGACTGTAGTATAGCCATTTGGGTTTCTATTGCCTTCAGATTATGTACTATACCCTTCTGTACAGCGTTAAGCTTTGAGATGTCGTACACCTTTTCGTTTATAGTAATAGTATCTGTGTTACTCATTTTCTTTTTCCTTGTAATCTTCATGTTCAAGATTAGGGTAATAAACTTCAACCCACGATTTACATTCAGGACATTCAAGGCAACTAAGTATACTATACTTGTTGTCTGTAATGTCGTCTACGTCGTGGTCACCTACCCACCTTAATTTTGTTTGACAATGCCAACAGTTCATTATACGAACTATCACGATGTTGTCAAGTCAACAACTTCACAAACTCCTGCAGTACAGGCAAGCTCACGAGAGCCACTGGTGTTGTCTTCTTTTTCAAATTCTGTGAGTTTGCTCCAGTTAATATGCACTACTTCCATACGCTGTTTCCACTCAAGGTAGTCATCAGGGTCTATGTCCTGATAGGGTGCCTGTTGATATGTATGGTCACTGTGAGGAAGGAAAGAAACCCCTGATGCAACATCAAAGTTCTCATACACCCACGCACCAACTTCCATCCACTCGTGTTCCTTCACAGTTACGGTGATGGATGGCTTGTGTTCGGACCAATGTATGGCGTAGGTCTTCCACAACTCTAGCTGCTCTATGGCTGTAGTTTGTGTACGGGTTACCGCTCCTTTAGGAGACTGCATCGGAAAGCTAAACACTGTAACATTGTCTGGCTTCATCACATCTCGTTCTGCAGGTACACCACTATCAATAAGAAACTGGGTAAGTGGGTCTTTGTTATCGCCACGTACTGTCCTTATAAAATGATCGTTGTGTCGTGCATGTATCCCGCTTGCTGCGTCCACCAGTTGAGACACAGTACCCGACGGTTTGACACAGGTGATTGCAGTACTCTGTGGGATTCCAAGCATCTGGGCAAAGTTCTTGTTCACCTCTATGGCGTGTTCCCGCATTTCGTCTAACCAATGCTTGCTGTCTACATTTTTTGATAAAACGGGATGATCCATGATACCAGTCAAGGAGACACCCAACAAGCGTTCTTCTTCCGCGTTGTCTTTCCATGCTTTCCTCAAATACTTAAAGTCTACAAGGGTTGATTGTAAAGTACCTAAGATAGTTGCTATCCGTACCTTTTCTTTTAGAGACTCTAGCGTGTCGTTTTCACGAACCACACACTCTGACAAATTACAGAAACTGTATGGGCGTAAGATTATCTCACTGCAGGGGTTCGTACCCCACATGTGTCCTGTCTCACGCCTACCGTTACGAGCCACTTGCTTGTCAGCAGCTTCACGATTGAACATACCACGCTCACCTGACTTGCTGTCGTACAGGGCAAGCCATTCACGCATGAACGTACCCATCTCAGGCTTGGATTTGTACGCAACAGAGTTGTTTGCTAACGCACGTTGGCCCTCTGTTTCCCACCACGATCCGGCTTTGGCGTGACGCATCTGATCATCATTAAGATTAGACAGACTAATCAAGGCTGATCTGCGAACGCCACCCACAACAACTACCTCCCCCACCTTACACATGAGATCGTGGCACTCAATAGGAAACAACCTACGTCCAGCAGCCTTCTTGAATATTTCTACGGTAAAGTTAAACAGATCAATCAACGGCTGGGGGCCACTTGCTCTACCCCCCATAACTTTCAGCCGCGCACCTGCAGGGCGAATACCAGACGTATCCCAAGAAGGAACTTGACCT